CTGCTAAATAAAGTATTAAAATATCGAAACATAAAAACATGTATCGTGCGCTATCTAAGTTGCAGTGGGCATTTCTGCCAAGATAGCGGGAGCGTGTGTGAAATAAAAGACGTTATAATCTTCACCAGCTGATGTAAACACGCGAGCTGTAAAATAAGAGGTATCAACAGTGTCACCAATATCTCCTGTGACGACTGCGTTCATAAACATGCGATCGTCCTGATCACTGTTGATAAACAACCGTGGGTTGTAGGCCCGATACGCAGAAACGAACGGGAACTCCACATCTAAAGCAGACGTTGTAGTACTCGTGAGCTCTGCAATCTGCATACCCTCGTCACCTATAGTGGCCTGTCGCAACTGTTCGGCAGTCACACACTCGTTGGCATAACCACTGACCAGTTGCCCAGATCTACGATATGACTTGCGGTGGTTCACACCCCCAAACTCAACGCGCGTACCGTAATACCTCGTCACAGAACACGTGGTGGGACCAATACTCGTCTGATTCTTGGAAGTTATCATGATTTTCCACCGAATAGAACCACGGCACAAAGCAAAAGCCTGCGACATATACGAACGAAAAGACCAAGACGTAAAATTTACGGGATGATTAGCCGTAGTTAAATCCAGCGATTGAGGTGGTAAGTCCGTTTGTCCAGGTGGGGGGAACACAATAGGCAAACAAATCTCAGCGTGACGCCCTGGGCCGGCATCCTGTTGACAACGAACTTGAAAAGCGTATTCCTGGCTATACCGCTTAAAGAGTTGCCGGAAAGACGCCACCGCATCACCACACGCGACGTCGTACGACAAAGGCGTGTAAGGTACCGCTTGCATATCAGACACAACCGCGGCTGACCGGTCATCGGGATTGCGTGGCATCCGGGGACCAAAACCAACAAAGTTTTCAGCCCGGACATCAACAACAACGGTAGCACCTGCTCCGTCTACCGGTGCCGTTAAAGGGTTCAACACTTCACATACGATGACCCCGTTACAAACGTCGCGAGTGATAGCGGCAGCACGAACCGCTAAGGTCGTGAAGTTCGATGACGTGTTTTCGAGAAAAGAATGTTCCGTGCGAGCCGCATCTCTGACATTTTGCCACGGGATACGCACCTCGGCACTTGACTCCTCCGCTAGATTGATAATTGTAGAGTTAGCAAGATTGTACTCCGGTGAAGTAGTGCTGGACGGGTTAGGATCGTACCACACACGCAATCGACCTTTGTGGTAGGGGGATGCCACAACGGTAAACGTGTACACCATATCACATCTCCAATGGGTAAATACGGATGATGCGAAACCCGCAGGCGTTTGACACGCGTGGGTAGTGGGTCCATACGTGTAACTACCGGTTTTGACATAATTCGAAAAAGACTGCTGTTGCGGCGTGACGAACGAACCGACCAAAAATGTGCCTCTTGCGTACGCAGTATCCCAAGTGACACTCTCAATGAAAGAATTCCGACCGGCAATCTCGCTCACCATAAGAGGGTCCTCCGTCGTGACACCCACGCCCACCCCGTCAAGGTGAGCCTCCGAATTAGCTGACAACGCGAGACGCTCTGATGTATCAGGCAAATCGTAATTAGACAACTGAAAAGGAATCTGCCTAACCGACGAAGGTGGATCTTGCGTCAAAGGGCGTGAAAAACCAAGCATCGCAAAACCGTTCATTACGGTGGGTGCCCATTCCGCTGCCATCCTCGTAGCAAGAGAACCGGCAGCAATAACATTTGACACTTTCTTGGCCGCGGCTTCCAGTGAAAAACCCTGCGCAATAGCGGTAGGAACGTCCAATACAACGTCTTCCATACAAGCAAAAATCTCAATGCTCACAGAACTCGAACCGGCGTTGGCATGCCGCAATTCGGTTAACCCAATGATGGACAAGGTACCAATCGTAGAGTAGTCTCCATACGCCACTTCAATACCTGGTCTAAAATGAATGTACGGACACTTCATGCTCACTGTGTGGTCATAACACGGTTGAAACCTCGCACCCACCAACTGCGACTCCGTTATCTTAAGGTTCCTCGAAAAAGCAGCGGCTTCCACCGCCACGGCCAAGTTGTACTGAGGGTCAGAACTACTGTCCACTCCCGGGTGAGGCCTGTACGTGGCCATAGCCATACCATAATGGAAAGGAGTGGCACTTATGTTCAAACGAATACATAAATTACCACGCAACCGGGAGAAATACTTAATTTTCTCCGCGACTGCGGGTTTGGTCAAAAACAACGACCAAGGATCTATACGATAAAAAGGAGTTGTCCCAACGGTCCAAGAATACGAACCAATGAGTACCTCACGCGACAAAAACCGCGATATTTCACTCGTGTCGTTGACCACAGGCATATCACCCATGTCAGCAGACCCAACTGGTTCTGGATTATCTTGCGACATGATATCATTCATCGTCGCCATCTTAATGTCATCTGTTAAAGTAATAACGTTGTCTCCCTTAGTTTCTTCCATAATAATTTTAAAAGTAGTATACATACCAAGCGAACTAAAAAGTAAAAAGCTAAATTACACATATATTTTCCTTATTTTATTTTATATACAAACATGCACTATATACAGGTGGCAATGCCACCTACATGTCCACCGACCACCATTCAGCGAATGGCTCCGGTGGGGAGACCTTCTCCTCAGACATGAGTCCGCTCAAAATCGCGGCGATGTCAGGTAAAAGGCCTTCGCGTGCAATGGAATCCTCCACATCGGGTAGCAAGGTGTTACGAAGTTGATCGCGGAGTTCTCCGAAACCCTCCTCGCGTTCCTCTACCAGAGCACGCACAAAAAAGAGCCGAAGCGCGGATTCGGCTGTGTTACGCCGCGCCTCAAAATCCGTATTGCGTTCGAATGAAAGGCACTTCCGTACCGAAGTCTGAGCAATCATACCAACGCGTCGCCCTAACTGCGGCACGTAAGTGTTCGTGCATTTGAGGAACGACACATCATCCACAGCATAATACGGGGGGAAATTAGCCGACTGCTTATCAATGGGACCGAACGTCATTCCCAACCTATCCGCGGCTTCTCTAACGTCATGGTTAGAAATTGGTACTATTCCAACCACGTGGCGTATAGCAGCCAAAACGTCGTCGCCGTACGTGCCCATCCGCACGCTCCTCTGAAAAGGAAACAATCCATCTTCACCAACAACAACGGGCACCAATGGATTCTTGGTATAAAATGCGATACGGTGGACCAAGCTATTTACCAACGAATTGATCCACGTGGTGATAGCAACACCAGAGGGATTAGTTCCGTCGGCGCGATAGACCATACCCAAAATGATATACACGGGATGCTTCATATTCTCCCCTATAGCAGCCATCAACAACATGGACATAGGGTCCCAACCAGCCACCGTACCAAGGGTCGCTATAATCTCGTACGCAGCTCCAATCAAACGACTATGAATCGAGTTGTCATAATTCGAATAGTCGCCCGCCAAACGCTTGTGCACGTCATATTCGTCGAGGAAATCCATGAACTTCTCCCAGTCCCCGGATAAAACGTCCAACCCTATCGCACATTCCGACGATAAACTGTCTTTCTTCATAATAGACAGAAGCGGTGTGTAGAGTTGGCGCATGACAAGACAAAAACTCATCATGCCGACAAAGAAAACCCGAATTTTCTCTTTCGACAACTCTACCGACTCGTCTTTAAGTGCTGCGCGAAAAACTGCAAGATCAACTTCACCAGCGAGCAACCGTCTGCGCAGATCCTCGATCTGTTGAAGTAACTCAGGGCCAGGGTAGTAATTTTCTTCGCGGCCAGGTACCAAATGGTCGTTGTCGTCCGGGTGATAAGCCGTACAAAAATCATCGCCACATCCACCAGCAACGCACGCTAGCTCAAAAAATTCCAATTTCTTTCCTTTAAAACCGAAACCAGGTGACGTGTCCATGGGGTAAGGAGTGATATCCCCGCGCCCGTTTATGGCGTCGAACAATGACATCGGCGTGATATCTCCACTATGTCGGCGAACTAGAGCTATGAGCTGCCCCTTCAAATCCTCAATCGCTTTTCGTTCTGCATCCGACGCGGTAACAGGCACACGCCTCATCCGGTCCACTGTGCGCGCAAAATGCTGTGTAGCCGTGGGGTTAGGAGGTGTCTTGTGAACCACCGGCCCAAGCTGATCTACCACAGCCGGTAAATCGCAAAAAGGCGACTTCTTCATGCGCGAGCGAAACGTGTTTTGAGAGCTCGTGTTGACACCTTGAGCATTCGTTAACACACCGAGGGGGACCACCCCCTGAACATCTGCGGGTAGCTCGGGGTGCACCCGATCTGGAGACAACCGCATACCAGAAGGCATCCCAAACAACGTTGCACCTCCTTGGGCCTGCACGACCGAAAGGTTTTCAATCGCTGCATCCACCAATTCGTTGGTAATTGGGGAAATGGCCAAACTGTATTCAGAACCTAACGCTACCCGTCCGGCCATCACGCCGGCAAGATACGAACCTCCACCCGTGCCTTGACTAGTACGCACAAAAAAGGGAGAACCACAATCCCCCTTCTCTGTCGTAATAGCACACTTAGTCCCTATCATTTTAAGAGCTCCGGGAGCCCCAGGAAACCTGCAAGAAACGAGGTGGGGAAGTCCGAACGTCTGCGCACGCACAAGGTGCAGCTTGCCCGTGACGTCCAACATACTGCGTTTACAATCCTCAGGGGCGCGTAACAAACTCATCGTGGAGTCACGAATTGGCATCTTTTGACCGCTCCCCATGGCGCGTAACCATCGATGCGGCATTATGAACCCCGTGACATCGACCTCAGCAGGCCCGTTTAATTTCATAAACATGATATCAGCCTTATCATAACCAGGAGACCACAAGGATGTGTATGGAACCGTGTGAGATTGCGGTGTGCCATTTAGGCGCGTAAGTACTACGTTAAATTCGCCAATTCGCTTTGCTTCCATCAATATGGGCTTAAACGTATGGTAATTGCCAACATATAAACCGGTCTTCAGAGGAGTTAAAATGGCAATGGACATCGAATGGCCAGCATTCATAGCCGCGTACACAGCCTTACGCGAAACGGATGCGCTCAAGTCTGCGACTGTGGTCGTGGTAGGTCTCTCTGGCGCTGGAGGACCGCCGCGCACCACATCATCCTGCTCGCGCATCGTGAACTCTACAACGCCCTGCTGTTCACCGCGCGCCGGCTTCCTTTGCCGTAAAACCAACCACGCGACGAAAGCAACGCCGCTCGCAACGGCAGCGGTGCTAATAACTGTGCGAGTGGCAACACGAGTAGTCACGCCCACTTGTCGCCACGTGTACAAGTGGACGAACACCGGCACAAAACATATCGGATATTGGAGTGCGAACGCAACCAACATTATATGAACAGCCATAATCGTGCCAATTTCGTCGCTCACACGCTGCGCTATTGTCGTAAATACAGTCAATAAAGGATCAACGAAATTCCGCACATCCGCGACCAATTGGTCACGTCGCACCTTGCGAGTGCGAGCCGCTCGTACTGATGTAAGCGCGTCAGCCGTGCGCGCATACAAATAATCCGAGTACGACCGGAAACCTCTCCGGTCAACGTTAGTGGCGCGATTGGGCACCGGACTCTCATAAGCGGGGACACCTGGAAAATCCCCACCCGAATTATCCTCGACACTATCTAATTCAGGATCATCGGCAGGCTCCTCCTCGTTAGATGCGAAAGAAAACATTTGATGTTCTGCACGCGCCGCCCGCGCGTCTTCTGACATACGCCTTAACTCTTCAATGTCGTAATCAACATGGACTTGGGCGTCCATATTCGCGGCCAAGTAACGCTGCTTTGCAAAATAGCTGACTGAGTCTCGCTCTAAAAATGACAAAAGGGAGAAAATATCACAATTCTTCTCTAATCCCGGACAGTAGACTTTTTTCATGCCATCGTCGCTATCAGCTGGTATCCACCGATACACACTGAAAGTCCACACGTCAGTTATAGGAAGTGAATAATCTGATAGGGGGTCTAAGCCCGTGCCTCCATGTACGCGATAATCTTTCCGCACTGTAGGCTCAACAAACCAATTAAATCTACGAAGTATGGACACGGGCTCGTTGGAATGCAAATTAGCCCCGAGAGATAACACATTAGACGTCGCTACAACCACCCGGGGATTCCAAAAAATCTTACCCTTATTGGATAAATCAGCCTGATTGGTGGGCGTCATGACATTGTTAATAGTGTCTATGATAATAGCAGTGGGTATGCTCGGCAGCGAACTACCCTGCGTCGCCCTTTGGTTGCACAAATCATCCAACACCACGACTCGCTTACTCATATCATACCCGGACGCGTACTTGTCGGTGGGTTGTTGAGTGTAAATGTCAGTCTTACTCAATGGAGTGCCACCATCGGCCTTGATTACGCGGTCGGCAATAAACCTGGTAAGAACAGACTTTCCAATGCCAGAACTACCGACAATAGCAACAGCGTACGGACATTCGCGGAATTGCCCCGACAGATCATTTGTGACCTCATTATACATAGTGTTAACCGTAACCAGGTGTTGCTTAACTTCGGGAGTTATGACGCGAGCCTTAGCCTCGTCCCCGAACCGCTTGTGGACAGACGCGAGTGCTCTCACGAAACGGTCGCGGTTGGGAAATGCGCTATTCGGGTATTGTCCCGTCTTGTGCAAATCATAAGCAGCACGCACCTCCACGAAATCCTCAAACAACGAAGACTTGCGTGCGAAAAACGGGGCGAGCGATTTCGCGGCAACCGCCGCACTCACGGCAGATAAGATAACAGGTATAGTGGAAATGAGATGACCGACGGCGTCATCAACAGTATCACACTTACCAACACCGGCCAATTTCTTTACGTACGTAAAGATACGAGAAACTGGGACTTTCCCGTCTTTGTCCTTCGACTGGACCAGTGTCCACCCAGCAGCGACCAACAATGCGAGGGCATTAACGACGGTACCTGGAGCAACGTCCAGACTCTGAACCTTCTTCAATAAATCACCCATGTTTGTCTCATCCCACCCAAACATCTGGTGTTCGGCGTCGCAGACGTCCTCAGACTTCTCTTCTGAGGCGCCCTCAGCTTCTGCGTCGTCCGAAGAACGAGACCCGCTAGTGTAAAAGGCTGTTAAATACGCAATAACGCACGTGCTCGCCGAAAGCTGGCTGAAAATCTCAACAACCGTTTCCCTGCAAGCTTGTGAAGCCACCATCGTACCCACGCCGCGCACAAGTATATATTCGCGCCGCTTCTCAGACGGGACAAGGGATAGTGCGTATAAATCAGTACACATACGGAAAATCATGGGACCATGTTTTTTAAACAATTCTCTCAAGCCTTCTGTATCACGCACACCATACTTCAAAGCAAACTCGACGCCCCTGGTCGCCATCCACCCGTCCCCAGCGGAAAACACCCCTTGGTGCTCCGCGTCATACACGCGATCTGCTTGAGGCTCATAATCTGCACGTAAGGCCTCAACTGTATCGAAGTCAGAAAACTCACTTATAATCTCGATAGGTATACCACTATAGTAATACCACTCTCTCTCTGAGGGTACCCACGGTTCAGTATTGGAATGATCAAGAATGGGCCACGCCTGTGGCTCAACCATGGGAGGTTCTACATCCTCGACAACCCAATTTGAGTTCGACTCGACTTCTACAGGTTGTGGTTCAGCACCTCGGCGAGGCACGCGAGGACGCCACGCAACATAATCGTGCTCTGGTTGAAAAATCTTCACCCAATTCGCATTTAACTCGGCCTCGGTGCCCTCCAACATCACCACGCGGTACGGAAAAACCACCGTGGGACGTTTGCCACCATCTGGGACGACAACACACTGTCGCTCAGTCAAACCGCGCTTAATCTTGTTGAACAAACGACGGCGTTGACCCTGACCTCGTCTTCCAGCATACACTGCCGGCATCAACTCGAAACGGAGCATCTCCGTAAGAATCTCCTCGAGACTCATGAGATAGCTCTCACGCGCAGTGCGCTTCTCTACTCGCTTCTTAACCAAACCACCACTCTCAACCGTCATAGAGCGTCGGAGGTTAGCCTTAAAGCCACTCCAACTCTCCGCAGTCCCTTTGCGGAACTTGTCCTCTCGTACCGTAGTACGACCAGTTGCATTCGTGGATGCAAACTTGTTCTTACCCTTGGGCACGCCCAATTGTACCGTCCGAGTAACCTTAGGCGCAGTGAAAACAACATTGTCGTCGTCACCGCGATATCGCTCTTTCCGATGACGATCAGACGAAGAAACAATATCCTCGTCGAAACGATCGCCGGATATCTTTCCGTCGATCATTTCTTGACGAGCCAAAGTTTTCTCTTTCCCACGACTACGTCGATGAGCATCGCGTAGGCCATTCTTTCGACCTTGATTGCTTGAGCGCTTTGAACGATTTTTCATATTAAACACCATGAGAAATTTGAAAAGTAGCCGAAGCCAATCGAACTGGTTTTTACACCAGCAAATATTTTAAAAAACGTAATGTGAAATAAGTTTGAAATAAAAAGAACTAAAACGAAATGAAAAGAAACAAAACGTTAATAAGAATATTAAAATAAATAAACCCCTATACGGTCCCTCCCGGAAAAAACCGATTCTCCTCATAATAGAAGCGAACCGGTCAGATTTGTCTATAAA